AAATGATCGTTAAATCTTGGAAGTTCACAGGCTTCAAGGCAACCTTCCCAGAATGGGTTGCAGAAAATACATCCAAACGTGCAGGATCTTCACACCTCTGGGTCCACACACAATATGGTGAAGCACCAGCAAGAGAAGGCGAATGGGTCTCAATCAATCTGCGAGGCCACCTAGATATTCACAGCAAAAAACCAGAAGGATGGGCAAAAGAAATGATGGCAGGCGCAGCATTCGTAGTTCTAATGGCAGCAGTGTTTGTAATATTCCTTGCAATGTGATAGCAAAAATGTACTGCTCGATAAGGCCCATGCCTGTGGCCTCATCCCCAACTGCCCCTACCTCATTGGTGGGGGTTTCTTTTTTAAATGATCTATCTTACATTGCAGTAAAACTGGAAAGATCACCACATGGCAAAGAAAAAATCAAAGAACCCTGTCGGAAGACCAAAGTTCGAGGTCACTCCTGAAGTGCTAGAAAACACCAGACGCTTTATGGCGCAGGGCTTAACCAGAGAACAATGTGCTGCTTCGCTGGGGATTTCAGTCGCAACTTTCTACGTTTATCAGGCAGAATATTCAGAGTTTTCAGAGGCTATAAAAAGAGGTGAAGCCGAAGGCATACAGCAGGTAACCAATGCACTCTATGAAAAGGCCACAGTTGATCGGGATAACACCGCGATGATCTTCTTCTTGAAGAACCGTGCAGGCTGGGTCGATAAAAAAGAAGTCGCAACAACCGTCGAACAAAAGCATGTCATAGATATTACGAGGATTAGCGATGAACAACTCAACGCACTTGCAACAATTTTTGAACAGTCTAACGCTGGAGCAAGTGCAAGCGGAGCGTTACCGCAGATCATTGAGGGAGTTTACGAAAGCAGCTTGGCCGACGATTGAACCGGGCGTAGAGTTCCAGAACAACTGGCACGTCGATGCAATTAGCGATCACCTCCAAGCCGTTGTCGAAGGCGACATCAAACGTCTGATCATAAACGTGCCGCCACGCCACATGAAATCAATCAGCGTGGCCGTTGCGCTGCCAGCTTGGACTTGGACCCACCAGCCACACAAAAAGTTCCTGTACGCCTCATATGCCTCTTCCCTGTCCATCAGGGACAGCACCAAGTGTCGCCGCCTGATCGATAGCCCGTGGTACGATAGGCACTTCGGTGATAAATTTAAGCTCACTGGTGACCAAAACCAGAAGCAAAGGTTCGAGAACGATAAGACAGGATACCGCATAGCAACGTCCGTAGGCGGCGCTCTGACCGGGGATGGTGGTGACATCATCTGCATCGATGACCCGCACAACGTGGTAGATAGCGACAGCTCAAAGGTGCGCGAGGGCGTTCTGGAGTGGTGGGACCAAGCCATGCAGACCCGGCTCAACGATCCCCGCACTGGCGCTTTCGTCATCATCATGCAGCGTGTCCATGAGCAAGACCTGACCGGGCATATCCTGTCCAACCAGCTAGGCGATGAGTGGAACCACCTCTGCCTGCCTGCCCGATACGAAATCGGACATCCAACGCCAAGCAAATCATGGCTGGGCTTCTCAGATCCGCGCACAAAGGAGGGCGAGCTGCTCTGGCCTGAACGCATCGATGACAGTACGCTAAACACACTGGAGCGCAGCCTTGGCTCTTACGCAGCAGCAGGCCAGCTACAGCAGCGCCCATCACCCAAAGGTGGCGGAATCCTGAAGGCAAGCTGGTGGGTTCCTTGGGAAAAGGAAGACCTTCCCGACATCGAATATGTCCTGCAATCATACGATACAGCTTTCGAGGCCAAAGAAAGCTCCAGCTTCAGCGCCCGGACAACTTGGGGCGTCTTTCAGTACAAGGGCGCAATGTGCGCGATTGTTCTAGAGGCTTGGTACGATAAGGTCAGCTACCCAGATCTGCGCCGATTGGCGCAAGAGGCTTACGATGAGTGGGAGCCAGACGCAGTTCTGATAGAAAAAAAGGCATCAGGTCAATCTCTTCTACAAGATCTGCGTATGGCTGGCGTTCCAGTATTGGCTTATTCTCCAGATCGGGATAAGGAAGCTCGCGCCCATGCATCAAGCGCACTTTTGGAAGATGGCAGGATTTTCTTCCCTTCTAATCGAAAATGGGCTAAAGATTTAATAGATATATGCGCAGCCTTTCCTGCACATCCAAATGACGATGTTGTTGATACATGCACACAAGCGTGGTTAAGGTTACGAAAAGGATGGTTCGTTGGTCACTCAGAAGACCCAGATGACGATGAGCCAGTAGAAAAACAAAGGATGACGCTCTATGGCTGAACCACAAAACATTGTTCCATTTGCCGAAGGCGCTCCCGCCGATGACCTGATGATCGAAGAGATAGGTGACGGTGACGTTCTAATCGGTGACCCAGAATTAGATTTTATGGATGAGCTGGACGATGCGGAGTTTGACCAAAACCTTGCAGAAGTTATCGATGAGCGCGAACTTATGCGCAAAGCCAGCGAGCTGGTCGGGTTTTACGAGAATGACCGTGCGGCTCGCGCCGAATGGGAAGAACGCTATAAGCAAGGTCTCAAGACCCTAGATCCAGATGGTGGATTGGCAGAAGGTGAAGATGAGCGTTCAAGCCGTGGCCTGTCAGTTGTGGTTCACCCGCTGATCGCAGAAGCCGCAACCCAGTTTAACGCCAAGGCCATCGCAGAGCTTTATCCGTCAGGTGGCCCAGTTAAATCTGTCATCCTTGGCGAGCCAAACGAAGAGATGGAAGATCAAGCTCGCCGTGTGCGTGAGTTTATGAACTACCAGATCACACAGGAGATGCCCGAATACTTCCCTGATCTTGATCAGATGTTGTTTCACCTCCCGCTGATCGGCCACACCTTCAAGAAGGTTTGGTGGGACACAAACTTGGATCGGCAGTGCAGCCAGTTCGTAAAGGCTGAAGACTTTGTGGTCGCGCCAGAGAGCAAAGATCTTTACACATCTCCGCGCTACACGCACGTCATTCGGATGCCAAAGAATGACTTCAATCGCTACGTTCAGAACGGGTACTATCTCCAGACGAAGTATGGCGAAACAAATTCTATTGACCCATCAGGCGATACAATCGGTGAGATCGAAGGTGTCGATCAGTACGATGACAGCGACGATAACGTAATGACGCTGCTTGAAATGCACGTCTATGATTTGTTTGACGGCATCGATGGCCAAGAAATGGATGATGAAGACTTCGATGATAACGCAGTCGCCATCCCATATGTGATCACAATCGACTATGAAAACCAGAATGTGGTGAGTATTCGCCGCAACTGGAAAGAAGACGATGAGCGCAAGAAGCGCCGCGATTGGTTTGTTAGCTACAAGTTCTTGCCCGGTTTAGGCTTCTATGGCTTCGGCCTGTACCACATGATCGGTGGATTGGGTAAAGCAGCGACTGGATCGCTTCGCGCCCTTCTCGACAGTGCAGCTTTCTCGAACATGCAAGGTGGCTTTAAGTTGCGTGGCCGCGTCAATGGCGGCGACATGCAAATCAGCCCCGGCGAGTTTGTAGATCTCGACAGTACCGTTGATGACGTGAACAAAGCCATCATGCCCCTGCCGTTCAAAGAGCCAAGCGGTTCTTTGTTCAACTTGCTTGGATACATGGTTGACGCAGGTCAGCGTTTCGCCAGCACAGCCGATTTGAATGTCGGTGACGTAAATCCAAACGCCCCAGTCGGATCGACAGTCGCCCTGATCGAACAGGGATCGAAGGCATTCAGCGCAATCCACAAGCGGTTGCATTATGCGCAAGGCCAAGAGTTTAAACTTCTGGCTGACCTGAACGCAGAAAACCTGCCAGATGAGTTTAGCTTTGCCCAAGCTGGTGCGGCTCAAATCATTTATCGCACTGACTTTGATGATCGCATCGACATCGTCCCGGTCTCAGATCCAAACATTTTCTCGACAGCCCAGCGCATTGCGCAGGCTCAAGCTGTTCTGGAAATGGCACGATCAGCTCCGCAGCTCCATGATTTGTATGAGGCATACAAGCGGATGTATGAGGCGATCCGCATTCCAAATATCGATGAAATCTTGCAGAAGCCTGAAGAGGCGGTGCAGATGGACCCAATCGATGAGAACATGAGCGTTCTGTACGGCAAGCCAATTCGCGCCTTCCCAGAGCAAGACCATGAGGCGCACATCGCGGTCCACATGCAGTTCATGCAAGATCCATCATTGGGCGGAAACCCCGGCGCAAAGCAAATGCAGCCCGTGCTGATTGCTCACATCGCAGAGCATATTGCGCTTTTGTATCGTCAGCGCATGGAGGCAGGCATCAACATGCAGATGCCACCGATGCCAGACTTCAGAGATCCAAAGTTCAAGTTCAACGCTGTAGATCCTGCAACAGACATGCTGATCAGCCAACGTGCGGCGCAAGTCGTGCAATCTGCGCCTCAGATGAAGCAGATCGAAGCCATTCGCGGATTGGGTGGTCAACAAGGTCAGCAAGGAAACCCATTGCAGTATGCGCAACAGCTCGCGCAGCTTGAGACTGAAGCCCTCAAGGCTCGAACTCAGGCACAGATTGAAGCTGATCAGGCCAAGGCTAAATCTAAAATCCAGATCCAAGAGGCTGAAGCCCGTCAAGACATGGAGATTGATGCAGCGAAAGCGCAAGCTGACATGCAGGCAAAGATTATGAAGCTAGAGGCAGAGTTGCAGCTTGAGAGAGAGAAGAACGCAGCTAAAATTCAGATGGAGGCGATGAAAAATGTACCCCCCACAGTATAGGTTGCCTCCCATAAATCCTGCTGCCTTCGGCGGTCTACCGCAGCAGGGTCCACGGGGTGGCCCTCCAATGTCCCCTCCCAACAATGTTGGAGGGCCACAGGGCCAACCGCCTATGGATATGAATAAGTACCTGATCAACAAAGTAATGGAAATCAAACGCCGCATGGGCAACCAATCAACTGGTGCGCTGGGCGCAATCTCTGAAGCTATGATGCCACAGCCGCAACCACAGCCGCAGCCGGGACCGCAACCGCAACCACAACCTATGAGGGCGTGATGGAACAGCAGTTTAGACCCGGCTCGTTTGCAGATCTAAATCTGCGGCCAGTTGACATAGACCTTCCAATTTCAGGTGGGATCATATACCAATCCATGCCAGACGGCTCTGTAGTTGAGGTAGATCTTAATAAGACATTCGAGGGCAAATATGGATCAATTAGGCCATCGATTGGATATACCGATGAGAGAAGCGGTTTTTCAGATGGCCCTGCGGATATAAGCAATAGGGCAAAGACTGTCCGTATTGGAGTTGATGGTGAGACTTCATTAGGGCCAGTTGATCTACAGGGATCTGTAATGGGTAGCAGGACAAGATCAAACCAAAACGTCAGCGTCCCAGAATATAACTACAATTTCAACAATTCAAATGTTGGTACGTTTACTAAGATCGGCATTGGCGCACGGATGGGATTGTTTGATTTCAATGCAAGCCGCCAGAAAGAAACTGGGTCTGACCCATTCTATTCTGGAACTGTCGGAATGAATGTTGGTAAGGGCGGCAGGCTGGAATACTCTGATACCAATGTTGGCGATCCAAC